CAAGTCTCGCCGCCCCCAGCGCCCGCACCCGCACCCGCTCCGGCACCCGCGGGCAAGCTCTCGTGGGACGCGGAGGTCGCCAAGCTGCCCGCCGAACTGCAGACCCTCGCCCGGTCGCTGCAGTCGGACTACACGAAAAAGACCCAGGCTATCGCGGCCGAGAAGAAGCAGCTGACGCAGCTCAAGAGCGAGCTGGAGCAGCTCAAGACCTCCCTCGCTCCCGCGCCGAAGCCCGCCCAGCCCGCGCCGACTACGTACGACACTTGGGACCCCGACTCGGTCGAGGCCTATGTGCGGGGGCACGTCGACCGCACGGCCGAACTGGAGCGCGAACTTCAACAGTTGCGTGCTTCCGCTGCCGAGCGGGAAGCGGACGCTGAGTACTCCTCGTTCGTGGCGCAGCACCCTGAGGTGGAGACCGACGAGGCGCTGCAGACCGCGATCTATGAGCTCATGGAGCTCAACGAGAAGCTCGACCTGCAGACCGCCTACTACGCGGCCACAGGCAAGCTCGGGCGCGCCCGTGCCCCGGCCAAAGACCCGATGAGGGCTGCGCAGCGCAAAGCCGCGAGTGCCGTGGCTACCCCGCGTGCCGCCGCTACCTCCGGGCCGCCGACAAAGGAGCAGGCGCGGTCCATGACCGCGGCGGACATCCTGCGCTGGGCCAAGGCGCAGCACAGCCGGTAGCTTTTTCCTTGACACCTCGCCCCGACCGGGACACTGTAATTGCGTCCACCCCTCGTCTGAGGGAGACGCTGCGGGCACCCGGGTAGGGCACGCCGAAAACAACCTCTCCCCCAAATAGGTGATACCGTGGCAATCTCCAACGCCGTATTGGCGACTACTCTCCCGCTGCTGATCCAGAAAGTGCTGGACAACAGCTTTCTCGCGACCCCGCTCTTCCGCGGTCTGCAGGATGCTGGCGCGCTGAAGCGCAAGGTCGGCAGCCAGCGTATCGAGCAGCCGGTGATGTTCGGGACTTCTACGAACATGACTGAGCTGACTGGAAGCGGCTTCAACTCCCTCGACATGAGCGTGCAGGACCCTTTCAATAGGGGAATCTACGAGTGGGCCTTGTTCAGCAAGCCGCTGATCATCTCGGACCAGTGGGCCTTGGCAAACGAGGGTGATGAGGCGATCTCGAACATCCTCGAGAACCTCGTCTCCAACGCCCTTATCGACATGCGCAAGCTGATCAGCCGGCGCGTCTTCCGGGGTGATTCGCCGACGAGCGCGTCAGGCACCACGCTTTCGACGTTCAACGGCATGGGCACGTCAACCCTCGCCGTCGACACCACGGGCTGGTACCAGGCGGCCGCGTTCGGCAGCCAGACTGGCAACACCGTCGGCGGCCTGAGCAAGACCACCTACGCGTCTTTCAACTGGCAGAACCAGTACGTCGACGCTGGCGGCACGCTCTCGCTCGACCACATCGACGAGCTGATGATTCAGGCCTCGCTGTACCACCCTGGTGGTCGCCGGCCCGACATCATCTTCATGTCGCCAAAGTGTTTTGCCGCGTTCCAGTCGCTCCTCACCGACGACTACCGCTACCAGAATGTGCGCGACCGCGATGCTCTCGCTGGCGCGGACTACGTGGCCACTTGGCGCGGGGCTCGGATCTACGTCGAGCCGACTCTGGGCTACAACAACGCCGCCGGCAACGCTGTCTCGGCCTTCGCGATCAGCTCCGACACCGTGTCGATGTACATCGACCCGAACGCGGACTTCAGCGTCGGTGAGCTGGCTCCGTACCCCGGGTACGCCGCTAGGTTTGCGAACATCAACCTCCGCGCGCAGATCTGCACGGGTCACCTCGCTTCGGCGGGCGTGCTCATCCGGGCCGAAGCCTGATCCCCAACCAACTTTTCGAGGTGAACCATGGCTACTAGCACTGACATCCAGTACCTCGGCGCGGTCGGGGACCCCTCCGCGGGCAACGACGACGGGCAGAGCTACCGCACTCAGATCGAGACGTTCCTCGCGGGTGGCACGATCGGAGCGGGTGATGCCGTTGCGTTCGACTCCAGCAAGACCGATGAGCAGAAGGTGCTCTACGTCATCGAGGCGACCGCAGCCGCGGGCGCTTTGGTGGTGGGCATCGCGCTCAACGCCGCCGCAGCGGGCGAGAAGGTCGCGGTTGTTGTTGCCGGCTTCTGCAACAGCGCGAACGTCGCTACCGGTGTGGCCGTCGGGCAGCCGCTCTACACGACCAGCACTGCGGGGCGTCTGGGGAGTGCATCTGGGTTCTTGTCGGCGGAGATCACCGGCAACGCCGCCGAGCAGTCGACCGCTCACGGCCTCGGCGTAGTGCCCTCCCTCGCCTTTGCTGTTGCGACTGAGCTGACTGGCGGCGCTTTTGACGTGGCATACGGCACTCACACTGCCACCGACGTCAAGTTCACTGTGACGAGCGGTGAGAAGTACCGCGCCGTCGCGTTTGGCGGCGGGCAGGGGACTCCGGTTGCGGTGGCGCTCTCTGCGGAGAGCTCCAACACGGCCCAGGTCTTCGTGATCAAGCGCTTCTGACCCGCGCCACTGCGGCCCACACCGCGGTGCTCGCCCCGGTCGCTATCATGGCGGCCGGGGCTTCTTCGCGTTAGTCTGTAGCTACCCGGAGGTCCCCCGTGAACTTGGCCGAACTGCGCGACTTCTGCGCCAATTTGCTCGACTGGGACCCGAGCAACGCCACCTACCAGGCGCAGCTCGACAAGCTGCTCAACGACGCCCAGACGCGTGTTCTCAGCGACTACACCTGGTCGTTCGCACAGTTTGACGTTGACAGCCCCGTGTACACGGACCAGACGATCGTAGTGACGATCACCAACGGGTCCGCTACGATCACGACTACGGCGACGTTCCCGTACACGAGCAGCACTACACTGCCGGGAAGCCCGATCGACGGGGCGCAAGCGCACTTCAGCGATTCGGGCGGCAATGAGCACGTCTACGAGCTCGCCTGGATCAGCTCGACCAGCACGGCCTACTTCACGCAGCCCTACCGCGGCATCACAGGCACGTACGAGATCATCTTCCGGCAACGCCAGATCTACCTGCCCTCCGACACAATGACGGTGATGTCGGTGGTCGACCCGAGTCAGGGGCCTGTTGCGCGCTACCAGCCCACCCTCACGCGCTACGAGCAGGACAGCCAGCAGTACGACCGCGAGATGCTCGGCACCCCGACGGCCTACGTGCCCTTCTCCTCGAGCCGCATCGCCGCGCCCAGGACCCCGAACGGGGTGGCCACGACCGCGGCCCTCGCCCAGGGCGTGCGCACGATCGACGTGTACATGGCGAACGTCTTTGCGCCTCGCTACCCGTCTCCGTCGCAGTACCCAAGACGCGTCGGTGGCGGCCGTGAAAGCGCTTTGTCGGCTGTCGCCAGCTACACCTTGACCGCGCTACAGACGCTCACGTTCACTCCCGAAACGTTGCCCAACCAGAGCGGGCTCTATCGGCGCTACTACTTCACTTGCGCGGAAGCGGGCATCTACGCGCCTGTCCGCGTTGTCGGTGCGACCGGGTCCGCTGCGGCCGGGGTCGATACCGTCTCACCTGCGGGCGGCGTCACGTTGCAGCCGGACTTGAGCCTGAGTTACCTCCAGTCGCAGACCGCGCAGACGCAGCTCGTGCGCTACGTCCCCAGCACGGGCAGCTACACGGGCTACGAGCTCTGGCCGCACCCGAGCAGCGACCGCGACATGAGGGTCCGTGTGCTGCGGGCAGCTCAAAAGCTGCTGGAGGATACCGATACCCCTGCCATCCCCGAGGCCTATTCGCAGATCATCGCGTACGCGGCCATCGAACAGCTCGCCTCCAAGCTCGGCAACGACTCGCTGTCCCAGCTCTACGCGCGCAAGTATCAGCAGCTCTACGGGCAGATGGCGGCCAAGTACCTGAGCCGCCCGAACCAGCGCATACAGCGGGGCGCCTACCAGACCGACGCTCTCGGCGTCGCGAACTACTACGGGCCCATCGTCGACCGGGGGAACGTGTGAAAACTACTATCGCCAACTTCCCCGTCGCTGGCGGTCTCGACACACGTGAGCCGCAAGAGGCCGCGAACGGCAACGTCGTCGAGAACCTCACGACCGACCCGCGCACGGGCGGCTGGTCGACGCGTCTGGGCTACGAGCGCTACCGTCCCGACCCTGCCAGCGGGTTCCAGCCGTTCCAGGCGACGACCTATATCTACTCGATACACGCGCAACAGCTGCTGGCAAGGGGTGCGCGTGAAAGCCTCCTTTTCGAGGAGGGCGGCAACCTCACGCTCTTCTATCAGAGTGGCCAGCAGCGGGTCTTGCGCGTTCTCGCCTCAGGCCGCACTGTGCCCCGTCCGACCGAGGCGTCGAGCTGGTACACCGACACCCCGCACGGCACGATCGTCACGAACGGCCACGACTGGCCCGTTCTCGTGTATCCGTGGCCCCTTGGCGACGCGAGCGAGAGCAGCGCCTCTATCGCGAGCTGCCTGCGGGACTTCGGCTTCCGCTCACAGCCCAGCGCGCCTCAGACCGACGTGGTGGCTCCGCTCGCAAGCTCCACGACGTCCGGAACAACGGTCGGCACGCACTTTTGGTACAGCAAGAACCCCGACGCCGTAGACCCCGTCGTCACACCAGGCGGGCGATGGGGCATGGGCTTCTCTCTCGGCGGTTCGGCGCTCGATACCGGAGCGCTCGTCAACCTGACGGTCGCGTACATCTCCGACACGGGCTCCGAGGGCCCGATGAGCGCGATTGGAAGCGCCTCTTGGGAGCTGCCGGACACGGCAGTCGGCTACTGGTACGCGTTCGCCGCACGCATACCTCGCGGTCCCGAGGGCACCGTCGCACGCAAAATCTACAGAACGAAGAACATCCATGAGGATTCCCCCGACGCTGGCGATACGCAGCTCTACTTCTCTACTCTGGTCAAAAACAACTACGACGAGCTCCACGTCGAGGCCATTCGGCCGCCCAACCTGCTCAGCCCTGCCCCTGCGGTGCCCACTGGCACGTTGCCGGCGCCGTACGCGCGCTATTCGGCGTACTGGGATGGGCGCCTCTGGCTCGACGGTGGCCCCAGTGACAGCACAAGCCTGTACTACTCCGAAGAGAACCTGATCGAGCAGTTCCCGATCACAAACGTCTTTTCCGTCTCCGGCGAAGGAGGCGGCATCACAGGCATCTTCGCCCACGCGGGGTCCCTGTTCATCTTCCGCGAGAGAGGCATTGACGCGGTCGTATCGCGCGAGGACAACGGCTACGTCGTCACTACGGTGGTGCCTGGCGTCGGGTGCTTGGCTGCGCACTCCATCGCGGCGGTACCTGGGCTCGGGCTCGTGTTCCTTGGCGCCGACGGGGTGTACGCCATGACCGGCTCGCTCACGTCGAGCGGGTCGACGATCGCAGTGCAGCGCCTGAGCGACCAAATCCGCGAAGAGCTGCGCCGTATCACGGTTTCGTGCGAAGCCCGGAGCTGGGCGGTCTACTGGCCTCAGCAGCAGGAGTACCACCTCTACGCGCCTGTGGATGGCGCAGACCGCCCGACGATGGGCTACGTGCTTCACCTCGCTCGAATGGCGCAGACCCAGACGCCCGTGTGGTCTACGCGCCCGCCGAACGCAGACGGCGGTGCCGCTTGGCCCGTGGGCTCGATCTGCGTCGACGCGAGCGGCACACCTGTGTTCGGGCACAACGAGGGCTTCGAGGCCTCCGTCGGCAACGAGCCTGTAGAGGCGGGCCTCTTCGTGCTCAGCGGTCGCCGCGCCATGGGCGGCGAGATCGTGGAAGACGCGTTCGTCTACGGTGGTCCGCCGACCTCGAAGTGGCAGACCGCTTGGTGGGACGGAGGGGACTCCGCTCTGCTGAAGCAGGTGCACTACGTCACTGTCTACGTGCTCACTACAGGTAGCGCTGTGCTGACCGTGAAGCACTACCGGGACTTCAGCTTCGTTCCGGTCGAGGAGCGCAGCTACTACGCTCAGCCGCCGACGAGCCCCGACTTGCCCGTGCTCGACACCGTTGTGCTCGATTCAGGCGCGCTGTGGAGCCAGGAGAGGCTTGTCCCCATCCGGGTGGCTGTAGCACCGCAAAACGGATTTTCGTTCGCCTGGTCTTTCGAGACTACCGACGACATCGTGTTTGTCGGCTGGTCGCTCGGCTTTGCCTCAGCTGGCACTCCGGTCGTCGCCGGGAAGGTCGTTTCGTGAAAACATGGACTATCCGCGAGAGCCGTGACGGCAGCACCGCGTCTCCAGAGCTACCGAACCTCGACCTCACTGCGCAGGCGGGTTCGGCCGCAACCCTCGATCGCACGCAGTTGCCGGCCAACGCCTTCGACAAGGACCTCGTCGACGCCAAAGAGCTCGTGCAGGTCTGGGCTCCTACGACGCTCGGGGTGCTGTACCCGACCGTGGCCGACATGGAGGGGGAGCAGGTCAACGTCCGGTCAGA